TTGCCTAAAAAATAAGCAGGAAACAAATAAGATGAAAACTCAGACTTGCCATGACGCGGTGCAATATTTATTATCACACGCTTTTTTGTCCCGCTGATGACATCCTCAAATATCTTTGCCAGCTTCCTATGGTGTGGGCCAATCTTAAACCCCGGGTAAACACTAGTCGCAAACCCCAATATACTGTTACTAGATGCAAGCAGCCGCGCGCGCTTTTCCTTTTCTTCCAAATCCGCAAACAGCTCTAGCTTCTCCGCCTTTGTCATGTGGGGGAGACTCTGCCTGATGAGCTTGGCCTCAAGCGGCGTCAGCGTCGTGATCTGGCTTAGATCCATCTGTACTTTCTATATCTGTTATTTCTTCTTTGGGCGTAAGGATGTCTACAACCTCCATGAACTTATTGAGCTTGTCTTTGATGCGCTGATCCAACTCGTTGTCGCTCATCTCAGCTTTCTGCACCTCAATCTTTTCAGTAAACAGCCCAACTTCTGTCACCTTACCCAGCAGTCCTAGCGCTTTGAGTCGTATGTTGGCGTTGGGAGATTGAGTCTCCTCCACGATTTTGGCCACTGTGTACCCACGAAGCTCCCGCGCCATATCAATAAAAGCCCAGTCATAAGCGCTCAACATTCCTGTCAGGTGCCTTACAGCTTCTGGGGTTTTCAGTGCGGCGAGAGTTGCCTTTTGTTCTGTGGTGTCTGTTGTGGTGGTCAGCGCCCCAAAAGCTTTACGGGCGGCATCGGTCTCTTTTTCCTTGACCAGATCTTCATCAGACTCTACGCCAAGTTCTTTTAACCATTCTGTTGTGGCGTATTGCGCCGACACGATTTCATTGGGCGAAGCGTCGTCCAATTTTAAGAATCCATCCCGAGAGGTGACCTCGGGTTCATAATGCACCAAGTGATCTAACATTTTTGCGTAGGCCCTTGCAACCTCGATAGCGTTAATGTACACTACATTTGAAGTCTAGTGCAAGCAGTTGCCTTACTTCTCCTCTTGGTTTTGCAAAGAAACCATTCGCCCCACCTGTGCGTGGGGTTTTTTTTATGGGGTTGTGTCTAAAGTTTGACAGAAGGTTTTTTAGAATTTTTATAAAATTTGTGGGGGTATTGTGTTTGTCAAAAGCGCCTAACGTTGCCAACTACCCGACAGAAGGGGACATAAGGTAACTAAAGTATTACAAAGTTATTGAGAATGGTTATGGAACAGTGTTCAGGGCCAGAGGAGGCGGGGCGGTCAAAAGTCGGTGGTGGGGGTACGGTGGGTCATCGCTATCGCCAAATACGCTTTGTCTATGGGGTACAGCAACACGTTGTGGTATACTAGATGTATCGATTGGGAACAGCCTAGTCGTTCGGTTGCCTCGCCCGTTGCGAGGCATTTTTGTTTGGAGATACGTTTATGAAAAAGCAATTCAATGCAGTCGAGTTACGCAAAGCACTCAACATCAAAGAGAGCCTCTACACCGCTGTCAAGCCGAGTATCGAACTCGCGGACAACTTGTCCGCGACTATCATGGAGCAGTTACTGGTTAACGGGCTTTCGACACGTGAGGAGGCAACGCCTTACGTTGTGTTCTACGTTGCTGAGATCTCGAAGAAGGTTCAGCCTTACAAGGGTCTACGTGGTTGGACATTCGGGCGTGATGCGTACGCTGAGGACAGAAGATACCGCCGTATTCTTGACAAGATGTTTAAGGATACTATCGTGACTTCGTCCAAACCCAAGATTGCCAAAAAGACAGATCTTGTTTCACAGCTCGTTACCAAATACGGCAAGCTCACGAAAGCTGAGCAACGCCGTTTCCTCGCATCTATCTGATGCGTTTTTTCAGTCAGGCGTGCGGGGTGATCTCGCACGTTGTTTCTTTTCATGTCAAACCTAGGACTTAACCATGTTACATACTTACAAAACTCGTGTCATTCGCATTGGTGCATTTTGGAAAATACAACGCTATAACTGCGGGGAATGGCAAACAATGCGTGACTTGTTCAGCACTCGTGCCCAAGCTAGCAACGCCCAGTTCTACTGGGCACAAATGTAAAAGACAACCTAGCCTAATGCTCGCAAGAGCATTGGGGTGCGCTGTTGCACCTTAACTAAGGAGAATAACCATGCCCGTACCTAAAAACCTCAAAGCCCAATGGCAACAACTCAAGCGTGACCTACGCTACGCTGACGAGCTCTACAAGAAACGCGATGACTCATACGCCAAGCACAAGAAACAACTGCAAGCCGAAGCCAAGGCAAGCATGGACGAGTGGCGTTCAATCAAAGGCGAATGCCATCAGCTACGCCTATTCAAATGACTCGCGGACAACATGTCCGCGAGTTGCACAACCACTTCTCCACAACGTGTTGTGGAGAAGTACCAAAAGTGTTGTAAAAAAACACAGACCCACGTGTATCGAAACATTGACCTACGCGTGGGTCATCTACAACCCGCATGGATACTAGCGTTGAGCACATACCCATCCCACATACCTATATATATAATTAAAGAAAAAAGATTTATATATATATATACACATACAAATGGGTATCCTTTTCTTTGTTTATTTTTATCTTTGAGGCTTTCCCCAAATAACGTGGACAAACTGGACAACTTCTCACCAAACCCAATATCCATGCGGTATACTTGCACACCCACTTGACGGTCAAACTCGTAATAATGGTTGACCAAATACCCACTTGGAGGACACAAATGACCCACAAACCATGCAAAAAGTGTGGCGAGAGCAAGCCTCTCGCTGATTTCAAACGCAAACTAACTCGTGCTCAAGCCCTCGCACGAGGATACAAAGGCGAACATTTGGTGACCATCGAGTCCTCGATGTGCAAGCCATGCCAACCACGCAAACGCAAGCTGACCGAACTTACCGCCAAAGAATTGCATAACTTAACTGTATCAGGGGACATCAGCTTGCTCGACAAACGCCTGATCTTGGAGGAACGCAAACGCCAAAGCATACTGACCTCAAGCATAGCCACACGCAACCGATGGGTAGAGACATGGGCAAGGGAGCTGAGCTCGATACTCAAGCCCTTGAAAGAAGAGATTGCTAGCGCTAGCGCTCAAGCCCGATACGCAGACAAGAAAGGGCAGATGGAACGCCAAGAGTTCTTCGCCATGTACGACAGCACTTTACGGCAACAACTAGCCCGCATTGAACTGGACTATGCACGCAACCCACGCCGAGTGACTAGCTCAAGGTGGGAAGAGATGCTAGATAAGAACACCGCACCCGATATACGCGAGGCATGGGGCGAACTGCCCCTTGAAGACAGAGCCCTCGTAAAGACACCCGCCTTGGTCTTGTACCGAGGTGAGTGAGTAACTAGCGGACATGGTGTCCGCTAGTTTTGTGCCCTTGATTCATGTCAAGGGTTTTTGTAAACGTAGATAGGAGAATAAAGAATGAAATACAAAATCAAACCCCAGTTTAGATTACAAATGCGAGGAGAACCTGATTGGCTTTACCGACTAAAACGAGTCGAATGGGCTGAAGGCATGGCTCGCCTTGGCGGTTTAACAAAAGCAGATATACCCTCACTTTAAGGAGAATGAAAAATGAAAGTCGCAGTTTATTTTGAAGCAAAAGTAGGCGCTCATATGGTAGCGCAATTTGATGAAGAGGCAACCTATATGGCTTGCTTGCCCGCACTTGAGGCGCTAGCCGAGAGCAAAGGGTACATCGTGACCGAGAGCTTGGACTTTGATGACCCCAAGCAGATCGAGATCGACAACTTGAAAGCTGAACTTAAATACTTTTATGGAGGTGGGAAATGATAACTAAAAAGCAAATGGAAAAGGCGGGTTACACCGTCTTGAAGAACGGCGGGCACATTGTGATGGCGCCCGAGGACTTACCACACGAGTGGGAGTTCATGTGCGAGGCGTTTGGGGTAGACCCCGAATGCAAAGAGATGGTGCTCTGCGTATGCGGAGTGATTGAAGTTCCGTTTGAAAAGGAGGATGAAGAATGAAAGTAGAAATCGACATCAAGAAACTAACAGAGGAGGCAGTCAACCACATGGAGGGCGTAGAAGATGTGCGTTGGTCTGTGGGTATGGCACTTGAAGAATTGTATGGAGACGAGTTCGTTCACGCCATGCAAATTGAATTGGGAAAAAAGTATTTACAACACACAGGAGGGAAGAAATGAATAGCAATTTACTAGACGAGTACTGCAAGCTAGAGTACGGACACACCGATTGGGAGGTAACGTACAAAGACGGCAACGCCCACATCACCATGTATGCAACACCAAGAGAGGGCTATGAGCCCGAGGAGATCGAAGATGAAATTGAGTAAGACAGAAATCATTTATCGGGTAGTTGTATTGACTGCGCTGATAGTGTTGGCGCTAGACCTTTTGGTATGGCGTCCTTGAGGGGAGAGGAGAGAGAACGGTCACGTTCTCTCTCGCGGACACGGTGTCCGCGAGTTTTATTTATTAACTTTAGGAGATTATCAAATGAACGAAACATTTAACTTGGACTTCATCAACGCACTCACCAAGGTGCTCAGCAATTACATCGACCAACAAGTCGATAAGAAAGTGGGCGAGGTGTTGGCATCGAGCGCAACCATGAAAGAGATCGATGAGAGTTTTGAGAAACGTATCAGGGAGATAGCTAACGCAGAGGCACAAGAGCTGATCGATGCGCATTGTGGGAACGAGGAGCACAAAGATGACGATGACATCGAGAGCTTACTTGGCGACCATGACTTCAGCGATCAATTGTACGAGGCGGTCAATGACTATGACTTCAGCGATGCCGCTGAAGCTGCTTTGCGTAACTACGACTTAGCCGATCACGTCAAGCGGGCAATCAGCGAACTTGAATTCAAAGTGTCAGTAGAGTAAGTAGAGAGTCGAGTGCTGACACGTTGTCAGCACTCATTTAATTAACCAAGGAGAAATCAAATGGGATATAGATCAGATGTAACAGGCATCATCAAATTCAAGACACACGAAGACAGAAAGAAGTTTGTACTCATGGTGCGAGCACGCAACGATGACATGTACACGCTGTGCTTCAGCAACCAAGACGAAGCTAACAACTGGAACCACGACTACAGACACGAACCCATAATGACATTCCAATTCATAGACGTCAAATGGTATTCAGACTTCCCCGATGTTAAAGCACACTATGCTTTGTGTGAGTACGCCATTGAGACATTCAACGCTGAGTGGCTCATTGTGCAGATAGGTGAAGACGGCGCAACAGAAGAGGAGGGTAGCGATGACCATGAATTAGCAGACTACATTCGAGTAGTACACAACATTGAAACACATTTCGGTAACTAAACAAGGAGAAAACAAATGGGATATTCATCATCATCCAATCAACTGCAATCTATTCATTCTTTTGCTCAAGCCAAGAGTTACTTCGAGAGTCAACCCCCACGCAGAGGTAGCAAGTGGCTAGCGTATCAACGCCCACTAAGGGCAGACAAGGGAGGCGCCAGACTGCATCACTATCGCATAGAGAAACAGATTGACGAGAAGTATTATGACATCGTGCTTTACAGCACAGTAATGGCTAGGTTCTACGCACCCGAGGCTGATGGTGCCGAGCGCCGTCTTTATATGGGGGATCAAACGCAAACGAGTCAGCAGTTCATGGACTGCGTACTGAACAAGCGCGTGGTCAACTATGTGGTACCGCTAGGTGCAAATGACGACGACAACAACACCATCATGCCTGTGTATCACAAGTCATGCAGAGACATTGGTGAGGACAAGCCATTCAGCTTGGAGGTATACGTTGTGAACGACAAGATCGACATCAGTAGGTCAAGGCACACGCCACACTATGTGTATCGTGCAAGCAAAGATGACAGGCAACACAAAGCCAATACGCTCAAGCACTTCGATACCTTTGTGTTGATGGCAATGATGCGCTTGCCTGAGTACGAGAACAACGTGACGATAGACTACAACAAGGGTAGAGCGTTCGGCGGTGATCCCATCAGTCATTCAGACAGATCTTTGATGCAGAGGATGCTCATGGCAGAGCCATCGCAAGAAGAGGTCGAGCAGTTCTTTCAGTTCGGTCAAGCCGTCTTCGATGTGTTGGCAAGCAAGCGCGGTGTAAAGCAACAAAACTTCACAGTAACACGTAGGTGGTACACCAACCAACAACAATCAAGCACGTACGCTCAGCTTGAGAAGAAGATCACGCCCGAGGAGTTCCGCAAGTCGTTCCACAACAAGATCGCCGAGGCGCTACAACTCGGGGCTAAGTCAACGAGGGTGGAGATTCCACAATTCGTTGCTGTAAAGGATTACCCTAGGACTGCCATTCGTGTGCTAGAACAAGGGTAAACGAGGGGGGTTGTCAAAGCATTGACAACCCTGTTATAATGAAAGAAAAAAGTTTAAAACAAAGAGGAGTTTAATATGACGTTTGAAAAGATGACGCTCAATCAGCGTATACAAGCAGTTAACATTGACTGCATGAGGCACCCCAAGTTTGCACTACTCAGTGGTGTGATCTGCATGGGCAAGTCCGAGGTTAGTGAGAAGACCAAGACCGCATCAACCAACGGACGCGACAAGAAGTATGGCGTGGACTTCATCACACCTCTCAACCGCAAGCAGTTGCGCTATCTCGTTCTTCACGAGAACTTTCACGTAGCTCTCAAGCATTGCACATTACACAAGGCAACATCGAGTAAGTATCCCAAGCTCACCAATGTGGCTCACGACTATGTGGTCAATGCGTTCATCGAGGAGATGGATCCGAGCTTTCAATTCGTCGAGCGCCCCACACCTAACTTATGTATTGATCGCAAGTACTTCGGTTGGTCGTTCCCTCAAGTCTTCAACGACTTGGTTAAGAACGGCGGGCAACAGGGCGGTGATGATGGCGATGGCGGTGACGATGGACATGACCCCGAGCCTATCGATGCACACGAGGACGGCGAGTTCGCACCCGAGGAGATCGAGAAGATCGACAAGCAAGTGGACGATGCCAATCGTCAAGGCGAGATGCTTGCACGCAAGATGGCGGGCAAAGAGGCGGGCGGTCGTGACATCTTCGGTTATGCCAAGGAACGTGTCACAGACTGGCGTACAGCATTGCAAGACTTCATCGCTACGATCTCAATAGGTGACGATCAGTCTAGGTTCTGTCCTCCCAACAAGCGCTTGCTCGCAAGCGGGTTCATCATGCCGTCCCACTTCACCGAGTCCATCGGTGAGATCATCATCGCGGCTGATACATCGGGCTCCATGTATCCTTACTACAGTACATTGTTCGGAGAGATCGCTCGCATCTGCACACTCACTAAGCCCGAGAAGGTTCGCATCATATGGTGGGACAACGCCGTGTGCGGTGAGCAAGTGTTCAAGCAAGGTGACTACGAGCAGATCAGTACCGCGCTACGTCCTCAAGGCGGGGGCGGGACTACTCCGCAAGTTGTTGTCGACTACATCAAGGACAAAAAGATCGACGCCAAGGCAATCGTTTGGTTATCAGACGGTTACCTCGGTTGCGATACACCAGTTACTCCCATGCCATCTTTGTGGGGTATCGTAGAGAACGACTCGTTCGTTCCTACGCATGGCAAAGTGTTACACATCAATCTTTAATTCATTAACTTTCAGGAGATATTCACATGTCACAATATTTATCATTCACACAAGTTCAATCCCTCATCGCTAACGTGGGTCACAAGCGCACCATCATCGTGGAGGGCGAGAACGGCATCGGCAAGACTGCCCTCTTCCATGCCATCAAGCGTATGCCTCAGTTTGCCAATCACATCGCAGTCGATCCCGTTGACTGCACTCAGTTGTCCGATGGTTCAGTATGGATGCCTGACCTTGATCGTGAGAACGGCGTGTCACGCGAGTTACCCAACGAGCGGTTCGGCGTGTCGAAGAACAATCAGCTAGGCGTCAATGGTAGTCGTCCGATCATCGTCATGCTCGATGAGATTGCCAAGGCTCCGCAGTTCATCAAGAACGTGCTCGCTCCAATCATCTACGAGAGACGCGTTGGTGCATACCACTTCGTTGAGGGTAGCGTGGTGTTCGCGGGTACGAACCTTGCCATCGAGGGTCTAGGCGATTCGATCCAAGCTCATCTGCGCAACCGTCTTGTGTTCGTCAAGATGCGCAAGTCAACGTCAGAGGAGTGGGTCAAGTGGGCAACCGATGCGGGTGTCAATCCTACTGTGATCGCGTTCGTGGCCAACGAGCCACGTGTCATGGAGTCATTCATCGACTACGAGAAGGGCGGTAAATACGAGGGCAAGACGCTATCGAAAGAGAACGGCATGATCTTCAATCCTAAGTCTACGCAACTCGCGTATGCTACGCCTCGCTCCTTGGTCGCGGCGGGTGACATCCTTGATACGTGCCTCGGCAATGTCGATGACGATACGCTTGAGCTAGCCTTGGTTGGTACTGTGGGCGAAGTGACTGCGGGTGCGATGGCATCGTTCGTTCGCTTCGGTCAAGACATCTGTGAGTATTCACGTGTGATCGCTGACCCTGACAAGGCGCCTCTGTCTGACAATCCTACTGCTCAGTTGATTCAAGTCTTCCAGTTCGTATCTCGTGCATCGAGCCGTCCCGAGGCTGAGTCCATCGTCAAGTATGTATGGCGTATGCGTGCAGAGATGCAATCGATCTTCTGCAATACAGTTAGTTCGTCCCAACGTGCGGGGCTTTTCGCAACCATCAGTGAGTTCGGTCGCATGTTGACTGCTCACAAAATCTTTTTCACAACCAAGTAATCTAAGGAGATATTCACTATGACTACAACTACACCACGTTTCAATCTCGATACATGCACACTACTCGTTGAGTTCAACGCATCTGTGTGGACAGCACGCAAGCTCGACAAGACAACCACGACTGAGATCGTGGCAAGCAAGAACGCGGGGTCTAAGGATGCCGCTCGTGTCAACAAGCACTTGCTCGCAGGGCGTACCGAACTCGACGTCATTCAACAAGCCGTTGGTCGTGCTCGTCAGTTTGTGTATGACAAGACCTTGCCTTGGTCTGACTCAGGCTTGCGTCTCTTGCCTACTGTTAACTTCATGCAGTTCACTGAGCGTATGAATGACTTCGATGAGGAGATCAGTGCCTTGGTCAAATCGTTCGTGGCTATCTATCCTACGCTCATCACGGCTCAAGCGATGGCACTTGGTGATATGTTCAAGAGAGATGACTACCCAACGGCCAACGAGATACTCACCAAGTTCTCGTTCAGGGTCAACTACATGCCTGTGCCTACATCGGGTGACATCCGCGTGGACGTTGGCAACCAAGCGCAGAAAGAACTCAACGATAGGTTGCAAGCCTTGACTCAAGAGCGCATCGACAACGCGATGAACGACATCAAGACTCGCTTACTCGATCACCTCAAGCGCATGTCCGACAGGCTCACGACTGACTACGTGGCGGGCGAGGCCAAGCAGAGAAGATTCCACGATACGTTGGTCGATGGTGCCTTGGATCTGTGCGACATGGCGAAGTCCTTGAACGTGACCAATGACGTGGGGCTTGAGCAAGCACGCAAAGAGTTAGAGCAATTGCTCACCGGTGTAACTCCCGACGAGTTACGTAAGAACGAGGCTATCCGTCAAGATGTCAAGAAGAACGTCGACTCTATCCTCAGCAAGTTTGATTTCTAAGGAGAAATGAATGTCCGACAAACGGGTCGTGCCTTACGATACGGGTAAGGTAAAGATAGGGGAGCGGTACGTACCGCCCCCTCCCCCAATGGACGCGAACGACGAGCAGATTCAAGCGGGTCTGCTTTACTCTCGCCCTTGGTATGCCACAACTCTACGCAACGTGTTGCTGTATTTATTTACGTTTGCACTTGCGTTAGCGTTGGTTTTAATCATATCTTTTATGGAAAGGAACGGTCATGCCTGATATCAAGAGCGCTTTGGCCAAAGCTTTAGACGAATGGTCACGTGAAGAAGAAACACAATTTAAACAACCCGAGGAGAAACAAATGGACGCACGCAGTAATATGCCACAGACTTTTAAAATAACCAACAACATCGCACGCATGACGTTTGAATACGTACGGGACAACCCCGGCCTCAAATCCAAACAAGTGGGGCAACACTTTGCATCTCTTGGGTTCAAACCCCATTCAGCGATAGCCATGATGTCTGCATCGATAGGATGTGGGCTGATGCGTAGAGATGAGAACTCAAGATACTACACAACTGCTAATGAGTACAGGCCACTAAAGAAAATGAAACCCAAAGACAAACCAAGCTCAGGCATTGCCGCGCTACCAGTCAAGGGCGTGGCGAAAAAGGTAGAGAAAGTTGAGCGCGTAGAGAGGGTTATGCCTATACAACAACCCACGGCAAGCACTATACTGGGTACCCTCAATGTAGTTGAGGCCAAGAAACTTTATCAAGAACTCAAAGTAATATTCGAGGGATGACATGAAAAAATACGATGGACTCGACGATGCAATTATTGGCCCCGCATCTATATGGCGAAATGGTACGCAAGTATCTGTACTGGTCTACGATGCCGAGGAGATAAGAAAGATATTCATGCTGAGAGATGGCATGGATGCAGATGAGGCACGCGAGTTCATCGAGTACAACATCGAGGGCGGGTACATAGGTATAGACACGCCTGTTTTAGTATGGAGAGATGACATATGGTGGGAGGACGAAGATGATTGATTTTTGGTTAAACATATTAGCGTGGTTCCTGATAATGCTTGGCGTTTGTAGCATAGGGATCGTTGTGTGGTTCGTTGTGTGGACAATGACAGGGGAGATTGAAAATGACTAACGAAGAAATCATAGAGCAGATACAAACAAATCAATGGTGGCCTTTTGATCGTGTCGATCCAAAGATATTGCAAGAGGTCATGCGTAAAGACAAGCAAGAGCAATTAGATAATGTTGAGGAGGCGTTGTTATGACTGACATATCAGGATGGCGCAAGAGACAAATAGAGCAAAGTGAAATGTGTTCTAACTACGGTGGGTTTTGCAAGAAAGAATGGGTAGGACTGACGGATGAGGAGATACTAAACTTTAGGCCACGCTATAAGTTTAGCAAAAAACTTCTAAAAGAAGTTGAAACAATACTGAAGGAGAAAAACACATGAAAAAAATAATGACTGAACGTTTTGCCATCGTTGGCAAGAACAACTTGTACGTTAAGCCATTCATTGATGACACGCCGTATCTGCTATTCAAAACAAAAAAAGGTGCAGAGAAAGTTATTGCGTTGGAGCCCGCAAGTAAATATAAAATCGTTAGGGTGCGAGTAACCATCGAACCCGCACAAGGAATTTTGAGCTAGGGTATGCATATGCCCAACGCGTACAAGCCTAGTAGATGCGACTACGTTTTGGGGGTGCAATGGAGCCCTAGCTTGAAGTTAAAACTCTTTTGCATCTATCTCATTACCACGAAAATCGAGGGGGCGTGGAATCTACTTATCCCCCTCGCCTTTTATTGGAGAACACAATGGCAACACCGGAAGTTTTAGTCAAAAAACAAATTAGGAAAATACTCAATGAGAAAGGAGTTTATTATGCAATGCCCATCGGAACCGGCTACGGAAACTCAGGAGTGCCTGACTTCCTCGTCTGCCATCGAGGAAAATTTATTGGTATCGAAGCGAAAGCTGGAACCAATAGACCAACAACGCTACAAGAAGATCACCTTTACCGTATTAGACAAACTGGAGGGATCGCCTTGGTGGTCAATGAAACAAACTTAGATGAACTCAGGAGGATATTAGAATGAACCTAGACGAAAAAGAATTAGAAAGACGTATTGAGCAAATGACCGAAGAAGAGCAAGTGCACTTTAAAGCAACGATACATGTCTTGGCATCGTGTTATGGAGAAGACGCACACAAAGCAGTCCTAATCCTTAAAGACGATAGCCCACTATCACAAGTAATACACTTCAATTGCAACGACATGGAAGCTACTGGCATTGTGCACTCAGCCTCGCGGTACTATGATTTTATTAACACGGCAGACGCACCGCCCAAGGAGAACTTTAATTGACAAAACCCTACGACAGAATACTAACAATAGACTTTGAGACACGGTGGTCTAAAGCAGACTACACGCTATCAAAGATGACCACAGAGGAGTACATACGAGATGATAGGTTTACCGCGTTCGGAGCTTGTGTCCATGAGTATGGAAGCACAGATCCAATTGAATGGTATGGAGGATCAGAACTACCTGAACTCTTTTCAAGTATCGACTGGGGACGAACCGCCGTACTTGCACATAATGCCCAGTTCGACATTGCCATACTCGAATGGGTATATTCCTGCCGACCCGCTTTTATCTTCGACTCGTTATCAATGGCGAGAGCTTTACGAGGCGTGGAGGTTGGCAA